TGGCTGTCTAATGTCGGTGATGTTCTCAACAACATTTCGGCACAGGCGGATCAACGATGCGTTGCTCAGTATTTGTATCTTATGCGTCATACGACGACTAAGTATACATGGCATGGCACGGATGGTTGGTACACGTGTTCAGCGACTCATGAATTTGATTCGAAAACACGGGAACCTGGTCATCCGTTTGGTCTCACGTTCGGAAGTAATCTTACTTCCTTACAAATGAGCATCCTGGCCGCGCTCGCCGCTAGAAAGTTTTAATCTTTCTAATGTCTTGCGCGTCTAAATTTATGGGCGAAGGATGCTGCCCACTAACCTAGATGAAGGAGTTATTTCAGATGTTTGCAGACCCCCAAAGCGTTACTGTTAACGCTGTGGCTCAGAGCCTTCCCGCAATCTCGCGAGAGGGTAAGAAGTCCGTCTATCAGAAGAATGATGGGAGTTATACTCTCACCATTTCCCATGATACGAATACTAAACGTGAGCGGCATTTGGTCCGACTGGACCACCGCAAAACGGTTAGCGATCCCTTGACGCCGGCAAATAATGTCGACGTTTCGGCTTCGGTCTACGTCGTTATTGACAATCCTATAACGGGTTTCACCGATACAGAGTTGTCGAACGACGCCGCCGGACTTCTGGCTTGGTACAACGCAACAAACGTTGGCAAGTCTCTGGGTCTGGAATCGTAGTCAGAGCAATAATGCTCTGATCCTATTATGGAGGATAGCACCGTGTCTAAAGAAACTGTGTCTAACATAGCGGTTATGAACCGCACGTTATCTACGTCTCTGATGTTGGCGGTTATGTCTGTTGCAGGGTCTTTCGACTCTCCATCAGAAGAACTACCAATAGGCACGATCAGGAGTCTCTCTAATGTCCTCGAATACCATTTTTCGCTTTTTAGCGAAGGTGATATGGAAGGCGTTATTGAAACTCTCAATAGCGTGCTATCTCACTACAATTCCGGTGACGGAACTGGCTCCGATTATCTCTCCGGCGACATTAATCGTCTATTCGGCGATGATGACGTTGGAGTGGTGGTAAGGGATCATGGGCCATGGAGTGCAAACTTAATAGCAAAAGCTATTGAGCGAGCATTCCTAGCTCACGATTCCCTATGCTACCTTCTTAGAGCCAGCAGAGGATTCAATAACGTCCTTAAAGCCTGGATCGTATTATTTCACGATCTAGAACTCGATAGGGCGCGATTGATAGAAGCTGATACAAGTATCATACTTGATAACTTAGATCAGCTCCCTCTTTTCCGTACGTAGGGTCTTAATACCAGTAAACATCTGACTAGAATCAACAACCTCTTAATCAGGAGGCATTGATGAAAAGTCTAGATGCCACGCTATGCGTGGAACTCCTCCAGTCCATACTTGCAGATGCAAGTGTGACTTGTCGTACCTCCTTGACACGCGACTTAATGACAATCAAGTCGCGAGTCGAACACGAAGGTGTGTCGTTTCTTACGATCACACTTCCGACCTTCGACAAGGCATTTGAATTATGCCTGGAAAAAGGAAGGATTGACTCTACTTTGTTCGCTGGCTTCAAACCAGCTCATAAAGGGTCTTTCCCTGCATTTTTGCAAGGTTTGACTAGTCTCGTGTTCAATTTAGATGGAGATATCAAAGATGCACCCAATCCAGACGCTGTTGAAGCAATTCGGCAGATTTGCCTATGCTTCAACAAGATCAAGCTTGAGTGCACTCCCAGCCGGCTTATGGCTGCTGAAAAGCAGTTTGAGTCGACTGAGAGGGAAGTATCTAGGTTCCGTATCGGGAATTTCGCCAACTATAAGCATTATGCTTATGTTTGCGACGTTCTTTATAGCAGGGTACTTGATGCTGTGGCTAGTAAAGTCACAGCTTTGGCACTTCTGCCACGGCACGGGCCTGGTTCTACTGAAGATCGAACAATTGGTAACCAAAAGTTCGTCGACAAAAGAACCACGGCAAGACTTCAACGGGTATTTCCGGCTGACTGGTACAGGTTCTTCAACTTTGGAGAACTTGCAGACAACTTGTCTGACACCGGTCAACTGGACAAGCTCCGGATCGTCCTTAGAAAAGACGAGCCGCCCGTCCGAGTAGTCTTCGTTCCGAAGACTATGAAGTCGCCTAGAGTTATCGCGATTGAACCTGTCTGGAATCAATTCACCCAGCAGGCGCTTATGCGAGAGCTAGTCGGATCAATCGAGACTGATAAAGTCTTGGCTGGTCAGATAAACTTTAGCAATCAGCTTATCAATCGCAACCTTGCGTTCGAAAGCTCAATGAGCCGAGTGAATGCGACCATAGACCTCTCAGAGGCTAGTGATCGGGTACACCCCGCATTAGTCATTGGGATGATGCGAAATAGGACGGCATTAAGCCGCCTTATTTTCGCATGTCGCTCCGAACGTGCGAAGCTTCCTTCAGGCAAGGTTATTCCCTTGTCGAAGTTCGCTTCTCAAGGTAGTGCTTTGTGCTTCCCAGTTGAGGCCATGGTGTTTTATGGCATCTTGGTCACAGCTTTGATTAAGCACAGAAAACTCCGTCTTAATCCGACTTCGATTCAACTCGTTGCTCGGACGGTGTATGTGTACGGCGATGATATCGTCGTACCAACATCAGAGGTACAAGTTGCTTGTGAAGCGCTTGAGGCTGCAGGACTCAAAGTGAACTATAAGAAGAGTTTCTCTTCTGGGTTCTTCCGAGAGTCCTGCGGGATGGATGCCTTTATGGGAGTCAATGTAACTCCCGTATATATACGGCAACCAGTGCCAACAAGTAAGCGTGACGCCAGTGAAGTCGCGAGTGCAATCTCCTCAGCAAACCTCTTCTACAAGAAGGGGTACTGGAAGACTGCGCAGCACCTACGTAATATAGTAGAGGCTGCTATTGGGGTGGTTCCCCATGTACACTCGACTTCTCCGGTTAGCGGTTGGTTCTCATTTCGAGGGCGTATGGACCATATGAAATGGTCTAACGACAATCACCGACTCATCGTCCGCGGTCCGAAGATCGTGGAAAAGAAAGTTAGTGACCCTCTTGATGGGTACAACGCGCTACACAAATGGTCCATTTCTCGTACAGGTATGTACGACATCCTCGGGACTCCAAATCCTTTGGATGTGGACTCTTTTGTGAGAAGCGTAGCTCGCGGAAAGCTCAGACTGAACTTCCGCTGGAGCCCTGCCAACTAGCAGGTGATGAGTGTGCCTAATTAGGCCACTGCGGGTGCTATCCAATTGCGTAAGATTCAACTTTGTCA